TGTTAATGTCAGAAGAATTGGAAGTTGCAGGGATATGTTCATCTGCCGCATCTGCACTAGAGTTTAGCAGCCATAGTGAAACCTGCTGTTACCTAAAGAATTACAAGCTGGGAATATTACTTGCAAGATTACCTCAAATGATCCTATCAAAACCGCAAGATTCAGGATCACTTGCATCTGCCTCTCTACCAACTGGATTGGCTGAAATGTTGTACCATGTAAAAGATGATAGCTCATTACTCAGTTCAAAAGAATCATTTAAGACAGTTCAAGCAATCATTAACGATGTTGCTCATTACCTGCACCGAAATGAGAGGATTATTACCGACACTAGTATGCGCATGGGAATTGCTGATTTTTTCGGTTATCCTCTGGCAAGGGAGAGATATGTTGACGGTCCAGACAGAGTCCTTTATCTTCAAGTATACGATGATTTTATGAAGGATCTACTCTTCTTTTGGATTTACACGCCTACTGCTCTAGGTGGTTTAGGGGGCATTCTCCATATTGACATGATACTATCCGGTCATAGTAATGGATTTTCAAAATCCGTCCATTATCTTCATCAGTGGATATCTAAATACTGCACAGATAAGAGGTATTTCTTGACATATTTGACAAATACTATGACTAATTCGTCCCCTCCGAGAAATGAAGAAGACCAATGGCAAATCTTAACGAGTAAATGGCCATCAGAGAGAACAATAACATCTGCCACCACTAGTGTAACCTCATCCATTAAATCGATGGTCAAAAAGAAGACAAGGAACAAGAACGTTCTAGCATTGTTGGAACAGGCTGAAAAGGCAGTACCTATATCAAGAGAAATTGTTGCTATTTTCAAGACCAATTTCCATTCTCGTGTTGCTCAATTCTATTACGAAAATTCATCCGTGCATTTCCTTGATTTGTTGACGAACAAAATTGAAACCAGTTCTGGTTTATTGAGCAATGTCAGACGACTTGACAATCTGAGATTATCTCTGGTCAGACGTACAATCCATAACATCCGAGTGGCTTCATCGCCCCGTACTGAGACATATGGACCTATCCTGTTGAACACTGATATTATAGACTATCTTATGCGCAGGAGAGCCAAGGACTTCCCAACAATATCATTCATACAAGCAGAAGAGATCCTATACGACAACAAGCTCCAGTTGACTGACAGTAGATTGGCAATGGTAACAGTAAGAAAATGCTCGCCAACTTATTTTAGAGATGGCTTGCAAGTGTACAATGATCCAAGGATAGGTGATGAAGTTCTCTACAAAGGTGAATTCCTCGACAAAGAACGAATGGTTGGCAATAAAGAAGAACTCTTGGCTGCAAAAGTGGTCTCCGTGACAAAATGGCTCTTGACAAAGACAAATAATCTGGGATCAGCAAATGAGATAATGAGTCAGTACGATTGTGTCAAGGCTTGCAATATAACGCTTATGACCTTAACTGGTCACACATTCATTCAATTAATGCCTTATTGTCCTGATGAAACTGGAGGTGAAATCCTTCATCGTATCCCAAACATGAGATTCAGCTCAAAAACATATATCCGTTCAGAGATGTCTAGGGCCCTGGGATACGTCGCTGAATTATCGCAGACTTTCATCAACAACAATGATCTGCTTGACAGCAATATCAACTTTGACTATGTCAGAATGAGACTCATGTGTGCCATGATAGTTAAGAGCAAATTTCCCACGAATAGTAGTGTCATATCTCGGTACGATCTTACTAACTTCATCGGTATTTGCGATGTTCAGTTTGTTGCTCCACAGGTTGTTGACTATAGTTCAAAACTGTTAATCAAGCCCTACTCGGAATTCAGAGGCCACAAGTTTTCAGACCTTAGATTTCGGTTCCTAGCATCTTCATATCTATCTATTGAGAATCTTGATGACTTAGCACTGTTTCCTCAGATAGAAGACAGTGATTCTATGAATAAATTCGGATATTCAATCAAACGAGAACTTGTCTACAAATATGCACGGTCTTTGGATAAAGAATACATGGTCGCTTCTCACAAATACCCTCGAAAAGAACTATGGGCACCTATTTATCGAAAATTATCCTCACTAGACAAGGAATTTGAAGAGCTAACTGATGATGAGAAATTCAAGACATCCATTGAATATCTAGAAGCCGAGCTCATCGAAAGAAATGAAGTGAAAATGCTCAGGTCTCAAGACAAAGCTGAAAGTCTCCTCCAAGTCGACTGTTATCAGACAATTCTGGAGGATAGACCAGAGGACCAGATTTTCCAGAATCTGATTGACACATATATGATGTCACAAAGACGAGATGTCTCTCATATCCCTGTGCCAGTCAGACTAGATCAATATAACACTGTACTTGCTAGCCATGCTTCATATCGCTCCACCCTCTGCAAGCTATTGTTATCAGAATTAATCGTCACTTTGCACTTCCACACACACTTAGAGAATGGTGTACTTGCATTCTCAGTAGTGCAGAGCCTTGATCAGCTTCAATCTTCAGGAATTATCACCACTTACTTACAATCGGTGAACCCTGAACTATATGCTCAGACACAGATCATAGGTTTGCAATACTTAACTCATTATCTTTCTTGTGAGCGGGGGGAGCTTACCGAGTATCTCTATGAGATTTCTAGCAGAACAGCAGTCACAGATGCATCAGTCCCAGACATAAACTTGTCCGTATCACCATATACCACACTAACTTCAGAAATAAAAATACCTGATGCTGCAGACTCAATCGTTTATCTACAAGAAGAGATTGGAGATAAAGCTATGTCTTCATTAGAAGATATGGTCCCGATATGTCATTATGCTGATAAATGCTGTTCATATGGTGCTGACCCAAGCGTGAATGAAAGTCCCACCGGTTCCGACACATTTTGTAGCCAGTATGGTTTCTTCAAATTATTGATGTCTCAATATGGTATAGACCACAATACCCGAATCTGTGACCTAACTGCAGGCAGAGGCGACGGGAAATATGCTTGTGAGTCACTTGGATTGCAATGTACTTCCTATTCACGGCCAGACAACTTCACAGGTACTATGCATCACCCAGATTTGATTTATGACAAAAACTATGATGTGGCCAAATCGAATACTCTTGAATTCATAAAGGATCATGATTTCATCCACATTGATATTTCTTTTTTGAAGGACGGGAAAAATGAGCTTGGCGATCTTATCTTATTTCTTGAAAGCTGTGTAATGCCATACTCTATACGGTTGAACTCAATAACCTTAAAGACTTACTCATCTTGTGTTGATAAAGTTGAAATCAGGTATCGGCATAGCTTAGCATATTGTGTCTCAGCTCAATGGAGGACTCCACAGATCTATTTGATCGGTATTCCAGGACAGCCGTTGTGTGGCAAAGGAGATGTTTCCTTAAAGAAGACTTTAGCTTTCCGGTCAATGGCCCTATCATTCTCATCGCTTCTTAAAGATCCATTCAGAAATCAATTGCTATCTGGTCCTCAAATGAATTCTATCAGTATGTGCCTACCATCCGACGATCAATTATGTGATTTCTTATCATTCATTGCGGAAAAGTCAGTTGCGGATGAAAGAAAATACTATACCTCCAGGTTCCTGAGTGAATTTTCTGCCGATAGCACAATCCATATATCAACAGAGCATCTTCCCCCTAGAGTTATAAAGGATGTCGGAGTTCAAATCCGTTCACTTGAATCTCACACAAATCCAGTGTATGTTCACCTAGGAGAGGCTGACATTGGAAGAGTAAAAGCAGAAGTAAGACCATATCTGTTGCAACATTTACGTCATTTACAGCAACCTCAAACGTCTAAGAAGGTACTTCAAGGGACGAGACCAAATCTAAAAATCATAAGCTGGCTCCGAGTCCACCATCCTATGAGAGTGACACGGAGTTTATGTAACGTGCTGATTGGACTATCAAAGGTCTGCCCTGAACTCGAGGAATATACTATGACTACAGTAAGAGAATCTATTAAGCCAGACAGACAGTATAATCACCTCAGGGACAGTCCTCATCAAAAGGAGATACTTACAGCTATTAAGCTTTTGATACTGTCAGTATATTATGATGAACCAATATTAGGATTACTCTATTGCGCTCTGATGTCTCAAAACCATCCTTCAAAAGCAGTAAGTATGAGAAAGATTCGGTTTCGCTATAAGGCATTATCGGGATACAGAGATCTCATCAGAAGACAGATGCAGATTGGGAAATTGAATGCGACATCTATATTAGTCATGGCTGATGACTTATTCTCAAAAAGACCACAGCAGTCGCGTCAGGCAGCCAAATATTCTTCAGCTCCAATTGGAGATTTTGAACACAAAGAATTGTCTGAAGCATTAGATCTAGGGCTTGACAAAATCTTTGACCAACTTGAGTCCTTCGCACTGGGAAAGAAGGACGAAATGTTAAGCTGGCCAGCAGGAGAAAATGGAATTATGGATGTCTTGGAAGACGAATTAGGAACTTTCAATGAGAAGGCCGACAATTCCGGGATCGAAATGAACTTCAATCTCGATATCATGGGTGCAGTTGAAGAAGCAGTAGATAGGCTTGGGTTGACATTGAACCCTGAAACGGGTATATACGAAGGATTTGGTAATGAAGACATAGCAGGTGATGATGAGGATTTATGGTGATGGTTTCAAATTTGAGGTATGGATGGTTGGTGTGATCATAACAACACTTTAGGTTCCACCTTGG